CCGCTGATCAAATGTAGCGTCTTGTCTAATCAGACGCAACATACCGAAAATCCCATCATGAACGGGTTTTAAAATCCATTGTGAGAAGGGATCCAACATTGCAAATACTCGCAGTTTACCTGCGGGCTCTTGTTTATAGGCAAGTTTACCTATATTAAGAGGTCCAAAGTCACACTCCATTAAGAGTGCGGTAATTGGGCCCAGGCTAGCAAATAATCGTGCTAGACCTGGAGCTTCAACTACATTTGCTAATTTGGCTCCGTGAATCAAGAAGCCTTTGAATGATTTCTCCCACCCAAAACCCGCCGCGAAACGGAGGGCTCGAAGGGTGTTAAGTAACGTTAACAAGTGTCCCGAAGGGAATTTCCCTTTTGCCATTTCATTATTTGTAACCGTTGCCACCTTAGGTGACGTAGGACTAACAGATAAAATGGACCAAGCTTTAAAACTTGCTTGGTGGTACTCTAACTTGTGATACTTAATAAATTCCTCGATTGCGGTCAGCAATTCCCCTATAAAGGAATTGGATACCTGCAATCCCGGAGTTACTATTGTTTTAATAGTAGGTACACCGGCGAACTCAAGAACTCGGTATAATCCGAGGAGAGTAAGCCACAATCGGATATGAGTATGGGAACCCATACGAATGTGTTGTCGATGCGCCTTAGGGATCATCCGCGGTAACCCGCCCTGAGTACAAGAAACAGCAGCACCAAAAAGCTGCGAAGGATAACGTTCCTTCTGACCAGAAACAGACTGCATAAGCATAATCTGAGCGGTCTTCAAGTACTTAGCGACGAACTTAATAGATGTACGTTTGTACAAACTACTAAGAAATCTCGCGTACACAACAAATACACGAACATAACCTATAGTTACACCTCCTCTTAGTAGGTAAATCATGCGAATGCAATGATTTACGAGGGCTTTTCCAGCTTTTACGCTGAAAACACCAACGAAATCGGGAACCATACGTCTCGCTAACCACGGCGCCATACGTGTAAAGAAATTTACAATACGTGTCATGTTAGTTTTAAATATTAAGAGAAATGGACCTTTTTCGCCTTCAGTTTCCAAAGGGTTCATAAATGACCCAACGGGCTGCAGGTGCCTGTGCAAGGAAGGTAGGGTACCCATAGGGGCCTACTAAATTACTCAAAGGATTATTGGTGCCTAAAAGGTTCCGATAACCGCTTATTCATACCTACGAGTGGGACGTCTGCGCACCCTTGCGGGGGCCACGAGTTGCACTCTACGGTATACCATATTGAAATGAGAATAGCAAATTACCTCAGAACCAATTAATTTTCCAACTAAAGTGTAGATACTTTAGTAACCAACATTGCCTTCAGAGCCTATAGTAAGACCTATAATCTCGAAAAGAAAATCAAGATGCACCGGTGATGCCACCGAAAGCGAGACGAATCTCACCTTGTGTGACAGAGAGGACA